TTAACATCGATAATAATAGTAATGTGTTTTGGATTGAGATGGGTTATGACGGTTTATACCAAATCGTATTTGGCGATAACATTTTAGGGAAGCAATTAGAATACGGTGATATTATTACTGTTGAATATTTTGTTGGTTCTGCAGATGGCGCAAATAACTTATCCAATTTTTCTGTGAGTAATATCCTTACTGGATCGACAGAGACTAAAACAGTAGAAGTCATTACACGTGCTTCTCGTGGTGCGCAAGCAGAGAGCATTGATAGTATTAAATTCAATGCACCAAAATTCAATACAACCAGAGATCGTGCAGTAACCTCTGATGACTACGCAACTCTGATTAAGAGAAGATTCCCTGGAATTAATTCTATCAGTGTTTGGGGTGGAGAAATTAATGATCCGCCGATTTATGGTAGAGTGTTTATTTGTTTAGATCCAGTTGCTGGCACGGTTATCACAGAATCAGATAAGGATACAATCGCGCGAGATATTATCGCACCAAAGAGTGTAGTCTCGATCCAACCTGTTTTTGTTGATCCCGAATATACATTCATCAGTGTTAATTCGACAATTAAATATGATCAGAAGAAAACTTTCGAAACTTCATCCGAACTTGCTACTAGAGTTAGACAATCTGTAATCGATCACTTCGACCTTAATGTGAATAAACTTGCGCAAGATTTCTACTATTCAAAATTGAGTGCAGAAATCATGGATACTTCTAGTTCGATCATTACGAATAATATTGATCTTACTTTACATAAACGGTTCACTGGTGTAGTATCAAATCAAATTTCATTCAGATTGGATCCAAATTTCGGACAACCTGTGCAACCAAATAGTTTGCGTTCTACGTATTTTAATACGTTGTTAAATAATACCTATTATGACGCATATATGGTTGATGTTCCAGATCAATCTCCTCCAGATCCATTGGGAACTGGAACAATTTACCTGAAACAAATTGGCACTGATGTAGTTCTATCTTCTAGTTTCGGAACAATAAATTACGGAACAGGCAAAATACTTATACCGACCTGCTATTTTATCTCTTTGTTGGGTGGTGCAAATGCATTTAGAATTTACGTCAAACCACAAAATGTCACAGCAGATATTACAACTAAAATTTTAACAAGAACTCTCGAAGATTATACGGGAGCAATTATTCCTACGATTTCTAGAAATTCTCTGCTCAAATTAGATCAAGATAGTGCTGCTAATGTTGCTGCTAATATTACTACGGGTCTACAGGTAACGGTTACAACATAATGAATCTTATTCCACCATCCAAGAAAGTTGTTACTGGATTTACCATAATCTCAGGCGGGAATAACTATGTCTCGCCAACTATTGAAATTGATGGTGGTGGTGGTATTGGCGCATCAGTAGAAGCAACTGTTGTTGGCGGTAAAATTACTGCATTGAATATTATCAATCAGGGATCTGGTTTCACTACTCCCCCTACTGTCACTATCGAAGATGATGAAGGGGAAGGTGCATCAATAACTGCAATAATTGGCGATCCTCCATATAAGAATAAACTAGAGTTTCTCATTCAGGAGCAACTTCCCGAATTTGTTCAAAATGAATATACTGGATTCGTAACCTTTCTAGAAGGTTATTATCGTTTTCTTGATCAATCAGGAGAAGTCAACAATTTTCTTTTGAGCGCAAAAGATTATTCTGATGTCGACACTACATTAGAAGCATTCATTGAGCAATTTAGATCGCAATATGCAGTAGACATTCCAAAGAATGTGCTCGTCAATCAACGCAGACTCGTAAAACTGATTCGCGATTTTTATGAATCTAAGGGTGCAGAAGATTCAATCGAACTTCTGTTCAAGATCCTATATGATGAAACGGTAGAATTCTTTTACCCCTCGACGCACATCCTAAAAGCATCAGATGGTGTTTGGATTGAAGATGTTATTATTAGAATAATCGAAGGTGATGATGACGTTGATCCATTTACCTTACAAGGTAAGATTTGTAATTTAGTTTATTACGAAAATACTGGCGTTCAGATTTTTCCAAAGACAATCGAAACGACGGTAACTGGCGTAAAGAAACTAGCATACACTCTACCAGCAATTTACGAACTCAATGTATCACTTCCTAAGAATTCTCCTCTAAAAGTTCCAGGTGCAGGTGCAGTTGCAACACTCAACATAACTAGTGGAGTAATCACAAGTGTAACAGTCGTTTCTGGTGGATCAGGGTTTTATGCTGCCCCAGAAATAACTTTAACTGGCACAAACGGATCAGGTGCAGTTCTTCGTGCAAACATTGTAGATGGTGAAGTTGATACGATTGCTGTCATCCAAGGTGGATCTGGTTATATTGAAAATGATGATGAGAATGAAGAAGAAAGTATTGAAGTAGTCTTTTCTACAGACTCTATTCGAACTCATATTCATCTGCCATCAGATCCCAATACGATTTATGGTTATGTTATCCGTCAATTATCTACAGTAGAAGTTATTTCCTGTGATGGTGATGGCGTCGATGACGATTGTGGATTTAGGGTCGGGCAGATTTATCAAATCGACGAGCAAAGTGTTGTCGGTCAATACGTAATAGATCCACCGATGTCTGCTGTCACAGACACTCTCATCGATGCTATCGATGCAAATCCATTAGAGTATGGAACATATGATGCCGAAAGATTTGCTGATGGTATTAATGATCCATTCTTCAATATTGGTGATGAATATATTAGGGTCAATCGCGATAACAGAGCATCGATTAGAATTTCATCCATTGATGAATCTGGATGCGTTACTGCTGTTACCATCTTCAATACAGGATTCGAGTTCGAGCAGGAACAATTCCAAACAACCATCATATCTCCAAATGGATGTGAAGCAGTTCTTGCATTTACCACTGGTGCCGTTCTCGTAAAGGCAGGTAGATTTAAAGATTCCCGTGGTATGTTGTCGAACATCAACAAACTACAAGACAATTATTATTACCAGAACTATTCCTACGTAATTAAATCTGGCGTGACCTCGAATACATGGTTACCAATAATTAATAAAACTGTGCATCCTGCTGGTATGGCGGTATTTGGTGAATTGCTCATCACACAGACAATCGATATGGTTGATTATATTGGTGTTCTAGAAATCCTAGTGCTCAATGAATTCTTTGGTGACATTACGGTGATCAATGACCAAACTAGATCTGTTGATTTTGAAAAGGTTCTATTAGATAATGTTGATGGGCGCAGATCTTACTATGCGATTCCCGACTATGTCCCAACTGAATATGCATCAGCAGATTCAGACTTACTAAAAGTGCACTTCTATAAGGTTCTTTCTGATCTCACAAATCTGTCAGATTCAGTAGATTTACTTTACGACAAGGGACTCTATGATACCGAAGAAGATGCTACTTCTATGGTCGATTCTTTCGACCGTGTTGTTCAATATTTCAGAGAGTTTAACGATGTTGCAACACCAACCGATTCTTTCGATCGTGTCGTGCAATATTTTAGAGTGTTCGACGAAGGAACTTCTCTAAGCGATTCATTTGATCGTGTAGTTCAATATGTCAGACTTTTTAATGAAGAAATATCGTCGACCGATTCTTTCGATCGTGTCGTGCAATATGTCAGAGAGTTTGACGAAGAAACAACTCTGATCGATTCCTTCAGCAGAGTTGTTCAATATGTTAGACTATTTAATGATGCGTTCTATACCTCGCATACTACTGCAGTCGATTTTGGTAAAACTCTAATAGAAGATCCGCTTTGGGTTACTAGAGATTTCTGGGCAAATCCTGATTATAGTGGTACTGAATTTGCATGGAATGCAGAGGAAACAATTGAAGTTGCGTTTGGTAAAAACGTTTCGGATTCTTATAGTTCATCCGATATCATTGATATAATTTCGTTTGGCAAAGTTATCACAGACACTGCAAGCATATCAATAGAGCGTCCAGGATTTGTAATCAATAAAGTATTGTCTGAAACAATTTTTGCATCAGATGCCAAATCTATCACAACTGCACTCCCGACTTTGGCGGATTCATTTATTGTTTCTGAAGATTCTATCATTAGTAATCTTCTAACTAAAACAGAAATTGCAACAACTCTGGACTACTATAATAAGGTTTTGCAAATCTCCAGTGCAGATGGCGCAGAAACCTCAGAAATTATTTTCATCGAAGACGAAATTCCGCATATTGATATGGTTGGAGTGAATGAGAGTTCAAGAATGATTATAAATAAAGGAATCGGGGACATGCTTGGCATAACTGATTCAGGAATTATTAACACTCAAGATTATGTCAACGGTGATTTTGGTTCAGACTTTGTTGGTCAAGCCGTTTATTTTTAACTAGAAGAAGGTAACTCAAATGAATCTCAAAGAAAAAATCGCAGGTGCTACTGGTAAACTTCGCATCGTCGTTCAAGACGAAGTGACAGGCGAAATCAAGCACGATATCGAAACAACAAACCTTGTTGTTGATACAGGTCTTAACTATATCGCATCGCGTATGGTCGGGACTTCAAAGAATGTTATGTCTCACATGGCAGTTGGTTCAGACGACACTGCTGCAGCGGCAGGTGATACCAACGTTGGATCGATTCTTGGTTCGCGCAAGGCGTTGACAAGTTCGACTGCAACTCTCAACGCTGTTGAATATGTTGCAACTTTCGCTGCAGGCGAAGGTACTGGTGCAGTTGTTGAGGCAGGAATCTTCAATGCTTCAACATCAGGTGATATGCTTTGCCGCACCGTGTTTGATGTTATCAACAAGGGCGCATCAGACAGCATGACTATCACTTGGACGGTTACTGTATCGTAATATAACATGCCACTTCTTCTAAGATCGCAAGGGCGACAAGAAATAGCAAGAAGCGTTTATCGTGACATTTACAACGAAAACGATTACTACTATTTCTTTGTCTCCCGCACTCTCGAATGGGACGAGAACCCACCTCATGGTGAGGAAAACCCAGAGCAACCTGTTGACTCTGTGTCATACTCAAACACGTCTCATAGAAACACATTGTTTGTAAAAAGAATAAATGCAAATGATGCGGTCTTAATGGCACCAAGATATAATTGGACACTAGGTACAGTTTACGCTCAATATGATGATTTATATGGGCAAACTAATGCGAACGGAAGATTGATTGCACCAGATGGGGGTGCATCATCATTATCGACTGCTAGGTTCTATGTTATAACTGATGAATATAACGTATATAAATGTATCAGTAATGGTAAAAGAGGTGATGCATCCTCTGATCTTCCATCTGCAAGCACAGTCAAACCTACAGGAACAGATACGAATGCGTTTGAAACATCAGACGGTTATATTTGGAAATTTATGTTTCGTGTCGAAGCAGGTGATGTCACCAAGTTTCTAACACCAACGCATATTCCAGTTCGTAAGATGTCTGGGTTTGGTGAACCACAATATGACGTAAACGGGTTTGTAGACAGAATTGATGTTACGTTCGGTGGTTCAGGATACTCATCTGCACCGTATGTTCGTATTCAGGGCGACGGTAAATCTGCACCTGATGTAATCATCGACAGTACCACAGGACAAGATGCAGAAGCATTTGCTACTTGTGCTACAAATGGAGCAAATCAAGATATTGTTTCGCAAATCGTAGTAACGAATGGTGGATCGGGGTATAGATCTGCGCTCTCTAAAACCTTTGATGGATCCTCTACGGGTGATATTTCACTCACGACCGACGAAATTAGTATCACTAGTCATGGGTTTACGAACCTTGATCTCGTCAAATATTCAAATGGCGGCGGAAATTCTATTGGTGGATTAACACACAATAGATCGTATTATGTAATTCGTATTGATGCAAATACAATTAAACTCGCCACTTCATATGATGATGCAGATACAGATGTTGCGATTGACTTTACTTCATTCGGTATTGGCGATGCACATTCGCTAACATTCGAAGGAACTAAGGTGTATCTTGCAGGAGGTACTGGTACTGGAGCAACTGCTTCTGCAGTTATCACGGGGGGTGTAATTACTGGAATTACTGTAACAAACGGTGGTTTAGGTTATACTGGTGCCAGAGCAACTGCTGCTTTGGGAACAGGTGCAACTGCTGGTAAAGTAGTTTCAGTCACAGTAACCGAACCTGGATCTGGATTCTCGTTTGCGAATATCAATTTCATTCCTGTCGCTGGTGATTCAATTACCGAAACTGCAGCTGCAGCTGCGGTGCTTGGATTTACTGAGGGTGGCACACCACAAGAAAATGTGGAGGCGGCCGCCATTCCTGGAACTATTGACAGAATAGTAATTCTCTCAAGTGGAAATAGTTACATCCAAGGGGATGCCTCTGTCTCTATTGTAGGTGATGGACAAGATGCGCAAGCAAGATTGACATTAACTAACGGCGAAGTTACTGGCATTACTATTACAAATCCAGGATCTGGTTATAGTTTTGCTGAAATTTCTGTAGTTAATGCTTCTGAAAATTCTCCAGGAACTGGCGCAAGGTTCAGAGCAATTATCTCACCATATGGTGGACACGGGTCGAACCCACAGAAAGAGTTGTTTGCTAAGAGTTTATCGTTGACGGTTTCTCTTACCAATGAAACCTCTGACACATTCCTAAACAACGACTTTAGACAATTAGGTATTGTAAAGAATCCTAGAATTTTCGGATCTTCTAGTAACTTTACTTCAAATACTGGCAATTGTTGTTATGTTGTCGTAATAAATAATCCTGAATTGGTAGATTATGATGATGTTATTGAGGGCGATGATGGAGGAAGATTCATTGTTGTCCAAAAAGAAGATAGTAATAATGATGGTGTCGTAGATAGAATTCACTTGTTGCCTATTATACCAAAACTTTATGTATCGACTCAGTTGACTAATGTGAATACAGAAGTGGCATTAGGATCTATTGTACCCGATTCCTTTAATATAGGTACAGTAGCAGAACCTATTCTTGTTGATTATCTGGAACCAGAAGTTGACAATAGAACTGGTGAAATCATATATCTAGATAATAGAGTTAAAATAATTAGAACATCTGATCAAGTCGAAAAAATCAGAGCATTGATCAATTTTTAAAAGAAGTAGGAAAATATGGCACTGAATTTAAATACATCTCCGTATTATGATGACTTTGATGAGGCGAACAAGTTTCATAGAATTCTCTTCAAACCTGGATATGCGGTTCAGGCTCGCGAACTTACACAATTACAAACCATTCTCCAAAATCAAGTTAATAAGTTCGGCGACCATATTTTCAAGAATGGCGCGATCGTTTCAGGTTGCGACGTTCAGATTGATAATGAATTATCATATGTAAAAATTGATGCAAATGCTGCTGGAAATGCACGACTGCCAGAATATATCGGTAGAACAGTCGAGGGCGGTAACAATCTTACAGCAGTAATCGTAGACGCAATTGAAGCAACAGCAACAGATCCAGGAACTCTTTACCTGAGATACACAAGCGGTGATGGTAGCACAAATGCTGTCCACTTCACTGGCGCAGAAACTCTTACAGTTTTGCCAACTCCAGACCCAGAGGATACAGACCCTCTAGCAGATGATATATTTACTGTTCAAGCACTTGAAGTTGATACTGACGTATTGACAAATAACTATTGGGGTCGTGCCACTCGCATGACTGTCGGTGAAGGTATTCTTTATATCGACGGTAAATTTATTCTCCATAGTTCGCAGACAATTTATCTTTCAAAGTATACTGGCAACCCAACTGGTAGTGTATGCGTTGGTGCAGATGAGCAAGTATTAGACACGGGAGACGGTGTAGTGGGCGAGACTCTTCTCGATCCAGCACAAGGCACATATAACTTTGCTGCTCCTGGCGCAGATAGATACTATGTATCGACTGACCTAATTTTCGTCAATATTGGGGATACAATCCCAGACGGATATTATGAAGTTGCAACAGTTGTTTCTGGTGGTCTTAATAGAACACATACCTCTGACATCTATGCCAAACTTGGCGACAATCTAGCACGCAGAACATATGATGAATCAGGTAATTATACGACAAAGGCATTTCCTGTTCTTGTTCGCGAACATCTAAATGTTGGTGGCAATAACGGTCTTTATACCGAAGAACTTGGTGGTGATGAATTTCTTCTTGCAGTCGGTCTTGAAGCGGGTAAAGCATATGTTCGCGGTTATGAGTACGAAACTCGCCAGACAGAATATGCTATTACTGAAAAGGGTATTGACACCGTACAGAAATATAGTGTTCCCATTAGTTCTGCTTATGGCAACTATGTTGTAGTAACAGACTATAAGGGTGTTCTGCCACTAGATGGTTCTAAGATTTCTCTACGCACCGACCCGCAAAACGGCGTTTCTGGTTCACAGACAGCAGTTCAAGGTACTGAAATTGGTACTGCTCGTGTTCGTCACATTGAACATGTTGGACCTGATGCTCCAGGAACTGCAACTGCAGTGTATAACATCTACGTTTACGATGTTCAGATGACAGCAGGAGACTTCGCCGACGTTAGTGGATTGTATTACTCGACCAGTGGAACCAACGATGGTTATGCTGACGTTGTTGAATCTGTATTGAAGTCATCACAATATAATAAACTACTCTATAGAATGCCATCGCGTGCTACTAAGACAATCAAACCACCATTTCCTTCTGGTAGTTATGAAACATCGTTATATTATACTAAGGTATATGAAAATATTGATATAACATCGGGTGTTGGTAGCATTACACTATCGGGCAATGAGTTCTTTATCCAAGATCAAAATGATGCGATTGAAACTTACATCAATAGAAATCTTTTGATGGTTCGAGATACTGGTGGTGCAATTGTTGATCTAACAGTAGGCACAGTTGATGCACAGGATCCTTCTTCGCAAATTATTAGTTTTTCTGGACTTGGTTTCTCTGATACGGTTACAGTATATTCTACAGTCGAAGCAAACTTTGCTGCGCCTCTTAGGAAAACTCTGAACCGAGCGAGACATGTTGCGTTTGACCTTTCACTAAAAATTCCTACTACTGGAGTAAATACTAGCACTGAAGTTATTACATATAATAATCACGGTCTGCAAACGAATGATAAAATCAAGTATAAAGCGAATGGCGGAACTCCGATCGGCGGACTTACTGATGGAACTGAATATTTCGCAATCAATCTTGGGACGAATACATTTTCGGTTTCTGCATCTTCGGGTGGTTCAGCAATAAATCTTTCGGGTACAGGTAACAATAATCAATACTTCTTCAAGGTAGATGGCGCTGCGTCATTAAACTTGGGCGTTGCTGACGTATTCTCTGTTGATGCTGTTTACAGAGCACCAGTTGGAACCACTACACGTGCGGCCGCTGTAACAACAGGTACTGATATCACCTCGCAATATACGTTGGATAATGGTCAGCGTGATAACACATACGAACTTGCTAAACTTATACAAGCAAATAATGCACCTTCCCTGGAAGGTTTTAATCTGATTGTCAAGTTTAGTTACTTTACTCATGTCACATTGTCAACGAATGCTGGTTACTTCGCGGTCGACTCATATGATGTATTGGATAGTGCAGAACCTGATAGTGCCTTTATCAAGACATACGAGATTCCAATTTATACTTCACCAACGACTGGTGAATCGTATGACCTACGCGACACGCTGGACTTCCGAGTAAGAATTACCGACTCAGTTACACCTGCTACATTTGCAACAATCGAGTCAGTACCAGTCAATCCAGCAAATTCAACTGGAACAATATTTAAACCATTGGGATTGAGTAATCTTACTATTCCTCGTCCTGAGCAAGAAATTAATATCAACTACGAATATTACGTTGGTCGTAAAGACAAGATCGTAATGGATGACCATGGAGTGTTCAGCGCAGTTAGTGGAACTCCATCACTAACTCCTGTCGAACCACTTACTCCAGAAAACGCGATGTGTATTGCGATCGTTACAATTCCACCATATCCTTCGCTTGCTCCTAATGTTGCAAAGTCAACAGGGCGCAATGAATATGGTGTAACTTTCCGCACCCTTGATAATCGACGCTATACAATGCGCGATATTGGTGCAATTGAACAACGTGTTTCTCGCCTAGAATATTATACTACTCTGACACTTCTCGAAAAAGCAACAGAGTCTCTGTTTATTCCGAGTGCCACAGATGAAATGTTGAATAGATTTAAACATGGTATTCTAGTAGATGCGTTTACTGGACACAATGTAGGTAATCCAAAGGATCTCAACTATAGTTGCTCGATTGATGCAGTCAATCAAGAACTCCGTCCTTACTTTAATATCGAAAATGTTGATCTAATTTTTGATTCTGCAAATTCTATTGGCGTAAAAAAGACAGGCGATCTTCTAACACTTCCATATAACTATGGTGTTCTTACTCAGAATAAATTTGCTTCGAAGTCTAGAAACTGCGTTGGAGAACTCCTATTCAATTACATTGGAGATATGACCCTAGATCCTCCAGTTGATAACTGGACAGATACTGCACAACTTCCTGACCTCGCAGTAAACTTTGACGGCAACTACGACAACTTTGCTGCCATGGCAAATGCATGGGGAACTCAATGGAATGACTGGCAGGACATCGTAACTGGTCGTTCGATTTCGACCGATACAACTACAACAGGTGGACAGACTCGCGTATCTGGTGACACTCTTTTCCAAGAGCAAATTCAGATCTCAACGACAACCACTACGCAGCGTCAAACACGTCAAGGTGTGACTATGGGTGTTACTCCAGAAACTACGACGAGGGATCTTGGTAATCGCGTAACAAATGCTTCTATCATTCCATATATGAGAAGTGTAACAATTACAGTTAAAACTAAGAGATTAAAACCTCTGACAAGAATCTATCCATTCTTTGACGGTATTGATGTTACAGCACATTGTCGCCCACTATCAAGTGCTGCTCTAACTGCATCACCGACTGATCCAGCAGAATATTCTGCATATGCTATTGCTGGTCCAACGGGTGTTTATGGTGCTCCGTTGGTTACTGATGCCAATGGCGAACTTGCAATTCAGTTTAAAATTCCTGCTGGTACGTTTAGAACAGGAACCAAGAACTTTAGAGTTTGCGACGATGCATTTAATAGATCACCATTCATTACAACTTCAGCGACAAATTCATTCTCCGCGAATGGTCTTTCGCAGGTGGTCGAGGGAACTGTTGTTTCTACGAGAGAGGCAAAAGTATCTTTCACTAATGTTAGTGATTCTCGTTCGGTGACGGAAAACAATACTACTGCAAATCGCATCGGCGAGAGAACAGTTGGAACAATTCAGAATACTACAGTAAATAACACCTTTACGACTGTTAACAACACTACAAACGTTTCTAATGTTACTAACAATACAATAGAAGTTAATGAAACCAATGTTGTAAATACGGTGGTTAATAATATTACTCTAGTGGAAGAAATTACTAATATTACTAATAATCCCACTATTGTTGTTGAGAGAGAAGTTCCAGTTCCTCCAATTATACCGCCACCACCTCCGCCTCCACCGCCACCTCCTCCTCCTGGGCCACCAGCAGAACCTGAGTTGGTAGAGTTTAATTTCGACGATAATGGGTTTCCAGATTTTGGAAATCTTGGGTTCTTTGGTATTGGCCCTTTCGGAGCATTAGATCCACTCGCACAAAGTTTCTTTGTTGATGGTATGCCATTTGGAACATTCGCAACTGGTCTGGATGTATACTTCAGAACTAAGGGAACTGCTCCAATTACTCTACAACTTCGTGAGATGGTTAACGGATTTCCATCAGAGAAGGTTCTTCCATTCGGCGAAGTTACTTTGAGTGCAGACGAGGTTGCTGTATCAACTGAGAATCTCGCAGGTGAAGTAACATCATTCGCAGAAACTCGCTTCACATTCCCATCACCAGTATATCTGCAAAACAATACAGAATATTGTTTCGTTCTTCTACCTGCGGGTAACGATCCTGGATATACTGCATGGGTTTCGGAACTCGGTGAAAATGAAGTAGGTATTTCTGGTGTTTCTAAGAGAATTTCAGAACAACCAAATGTTGGTATGTTGTTCACTTCTGCAAACAATCGCACATGGAGCGAAAAGCAAGCAGAAGATATGAAGTTTACTCTGTATCGCGCAGTCTTTGATACATCAGTTATCTCGACTGCCAAGTTCCAGAATTCTAACTATGACTATCTTGCACTTTCAGAGCAGATGCTTCTTGTTTCTAATGATGCAGTGACCCCGACCAAGTTCACTGCTGGTGAAAAGGTTTATGTCGAGGGGCATAATTCTGATGCTGATGAACCAAAGTATGGTTATGTTAAGCAATATGATCCGTTGTATAATGTTCTGAAGATTGTTGTGCAGGAAGGTGTATTTACTGCCGCAGATATAATCACAAACGGAACAATCAAAACTACAGTTACTGAAGTTGAAAATAAACTGATCAACTCTATCCAGACTAATATCGGTTACATGGACTTCACGCCAACTACGGGTGTTTGGACTTATGCCAAGACTGCAAGTGGAGCATCTAGTGCAGGATCTACATACGATCGTCTGACGTTTGGTGAAACAAATGACATCCTAACAGAAGCAGCAATTTTCTCAAAATCAAATGAGACTGCTGATCTTGGCGGTAATAAGTCAATGAATCTTCGGTTTGGTATGAAAACAATGACTGATACAGTTTCTCCTGTGATCGATCTTAGAAAGTGTTCATTGATTTGTATTTCTAACTTCATCAATTCAGATGATGGTAATAGAGATGAAGATACTAATGTTGGTACTGCAAGTTCTAAATATATTTCGCGCCGAGTTAATCTTGATGGTAACTCAGAAGATTTGAGGGTCTATCTGAGTAATTATCTACCAGCAGGAACTTCAGCAAGAATATATGCTAAGTTGCAGAATGCATCAGACTCTAGAAACTTTGAAGATCTTGATTGGTTGGAACTAGAGACGAGCGTATCGCCACTAAGTTCTACTGCCGCTGCTGGATTTGTTGAGTATGAATATAAAATACCAAAGGCAAATAAAGTTGACGAACTAGAAGATGAACCCTTCACATACACGTATTCGAATGCGACTTATACCAAATTTGACAAAATGGCGATTAAGATTGTCATGTTCTCTAACAACAGTTCTATTGTTCCTAAGTTTAAGGAACTGAGAGCAATCGCGCTGCAGGTATAATATGGCAAAATTCGCACTTCAAGATACGAATAAATACATTAGAGATGGAGACTCCAAAGCAATTGTCTCTACTGATAAACACGAATTAGCAGCATATAATGCACAACGTGAAAGACTTAAACAAATGAAGTCATATGGAATTGAGATTAATGAATTAAAGAATGAGATGACGGAAATTAAATCTTTGTTAACACAAATTCTCAACAATCATGAAGGTAGGAAAGCATGAGCACAATTACACTGAGGTCCGCCAAGGGCGTACCTTTAACAAATAATGAGGTTGATGATAACTTTACCAACCTCAATGACGATAAGTATCAATCTGGTGACAGTCCATCGTTCGAGAACCTGACACTAACTGGCGCATTTATCCCATCGGTAACTGCATCGGTTGCTGCAGCAGGAACCGATCAAGGCACTGCAACTGCGCTGACAAAAACAGTCAATATTGTCACCTCGGCAACAACAAACCAAGGGGTCAAACTCCCGACTGCTGCTGTAGGCGTTTCTGTTACTATTATCAATACTACTGCGGTTACCATTAAGGTTTATCCAAACACATCTGACGTCATTGACGAAGGAACTGTGAACGTTGCTGTTAATCTGGCACCATATAGTTCTGTTCAGTTAGTTGCACAGGATACGCAAGACTGGTATCGCATTACCAATCTTATTGTTTACGACACAAGTGGTAACAGGTTAAACTAAAATGAATCCTCTAAAGGTCAAAGCATCTACGACGCCAATTACGTCTGCTGTTTTCAGTGGTCTAGAACCTTTGACCAATGCAGAGGTTCAGAACTATATTGCCAATGTTATCACAACTAAGTTCGCGACGGATACAACTGGATCTGGCGCTGCTGAGATAAACATCACAACAGACAATTCGGGGACAGGAACTTCTATTGGAACGTTCGTTGATACGGATAGAACTGAAGCGACAGGAACACATCCTGCCACGGGTGACACAACTAGCACTACATACTATGTAAAGCAAGTAACTGCTCCTGCTTCTGAAAATGTTACTGCTCGTCCTGTTGCTTGGTTATCTGATGGCATTCGCCGAATGACAGATGGCGATTTAGATGGCGTTTTAGATACTGTAATCTCAGCGTTTGTTTCTGAGTCTGAGTATACTGCTGGTCAATATAGACTACAAGCAACTGCTCCGACAGGTGGAACTTGGCAAGCAAGATACACACTCACTGATGTTGCGAACGGCGGAAATACCACAACCTACCTGTGGCAAAAAACCGCTGCTTCGACAGCTGCCAACGATTCTCTTGCACCATTAAAAAGTAACGATGCCAACTCGTTGAAGATCATGACCGCTGCCGAAATTGAGCAGTTGGTTCCGAACTTCCGTAATCGCATTATCGATACTAATATCGGAACTTATAAACTCCAAGCGACTGCTCCAGGTGGCGGAACATGGGTTGAATTAGGAACCTCTACTACTGATACCAGAGAGCAAGTTTCTCCACAAAATTATGTTGGTAACTATACTGGTAATTATTCCGGAAATTATGTAGGTCCACAATATACTGCATTCTTTACAAGTCCTGCATACTCCCGTGCGTTTACTGGTAACTATGGCGGAACTGCAACATATACAGGATTTTTCTCTGGTCCAGGAACAACGTATAGTGGATTCTTCACTGGATTTTTCACTGGTCCTGGATATAGTTCTCCATATAGTGGCGTGACATATTCACCTGCTGCATCCTATACTGGTAACTACGTAGGTCCAGCAAACTATTCTGGTACATATACTGGTCTTGAATTGGTTGGATATACTGGTTTCTATAGTGGAGGTCCATTCTATTCCACAACTGGTGGCACATATAGCACAAGTTATACTGGATATTATAGTAGTGCACCAACGTCAGGTCCAGCATATTCTGGGACATATACTGGTCCTGGACCTACGCGATTTGCTGTAGAATTCTACACTGGATTTTATACTGGATATTACTCAGGTCCATCTATAAACTATACTGGAACACCATATTCTACTTCTGTTCCATATACTGGTTTTTATACTGGTCCAGCATTTTACTCTGGTCCAGGAGCATCATATACAGGGTATTTCCAATCACCAGCATATACTGGTTTCTATAGCAGTGGTAGCGCCAATTATACAGGGTTCTTCCAAGCACAAGCATATGCTGGTAACTACAGTGGTGGTGGTGGATCCTATACGGGGTATTTCCAATCACCAGCATATACTGGTACCTATGTTGGAGGTGGCACCAATTATACTGGGTTATTTGTAGCTGACGTATTTGTTGGATACTACTCTGGTCCAGGAGCATCGTATACTGGTTATTATGATGGCGAAGGTCCACCAGAGCAAGATTTCTTTGGTCCAATTTTAACTCCATATGCGGGTAATTATACTGGTGCGCCTGTCACTCAGAATTATGCTGGATATTATACTGGTGCACCAACGACACTATACTATGAAGGTATAAGTCCTGGACCTCCAATCGCTCCAGGTGAACCTGGAGAACCAGTTCCTAATTACCGAGAAGAGTTTGGTCCAGGAATTTATGTTGGATATTATACTAGCACAGGTCCAGGAGTTTACACTGGTTATTATCTAGGAACAGTTCCAACCATTGTACCATATACTGGTTTCTATAGTGGTGGTGGAACAACCAACTATGCTGGTCCAGCATACCAAGCACAGATCCCCATTTTCGGCGGCAGCATGCCTGCATTCTACTTGGGGTATTTCAGCGGTGGTCCAGGAGCAACGTATACTGGATATT